TCACAAGTACCAGACATTAAAGTTTTAGACTTTCTTACTGGTATATTTAAAATGTTTAATCTAGTTGCTTATCTTGATAACTCTGGAACTGTAATTGTAAAAACTTTAGATGATTTTTATGTTGAAGGCACAAACTATGACATAAGTAGTTACATAGATGTAAAAGACAGTCAAGTAAATGTAGCGTTACCTTATAAAGAAATAGTATTTGACTACAAAGATAATAAGACTTTTTTAGCCGCTATACATACGCAATTATTTAGCTACACTTGGGCAAAAGAAGATTATACTGGTGGTGAGAATTTAGATGGTGGTATTTATAAAGTTCAATTACCTTTTGGTCATTTTAAATTTGAAAAAATACTAGATGCTGATGATGGTAGTGAAACGGGTATTCAATGGGGTTATTGTGTAGACGATAACCAAGAGGCTTACATAGGAGCACCGTTTTTATTTTATGCTGTAAATGTAAGTGATGGAAACACAATCTCTTTTAGAAGTAGTTTAACAACACACGATTCTATATCTAGCTACAACGTACCTAGTAACTCTTTAGCATTATCAGCTACAACTTCAAAAGATAATATAAACTTTAAAAATGAGTTAAACGAATATACTGGTAATAGCGATTTTACAGACACTTTATTTCAGAAGTATTATAAAAATTATATAACAAGCATATTTAATAGTAAAAACAGATTAACGAAAGTTACTGCATTTTTACCTTTAAAGATATTGTTAAACTTTACTCTAGCAGACAGTTTTGATATTAATGGACGTAGATATACAATAAACTCAATCAATACTAATCTTAAGACTGGTAAAAGTGAAATAGAATTACTAAACGATTTAGCAATTTACTCTAATAGTATTGACAATGTTCAATTTTATGGAATGGGAAATCCAGGGTCTTTATATTACAGATCTTCTATTGGAGAGGTTGGTAATTTAAGTGTCGGTGATGTAATGTATAATGATAAACAACTAATAACTTTACAAGCTGCTGCAACTTATACACAGCCTGGAATTACTAATGACGACACAAGATATTGTGATACAGGTTCTGTAATGAATATGGTTATAGGTTCTAATGGAGTAATAACATCTATAAGTTGCGTGTAATTACCATAAAAAAAACATTATGATAAAATTAATACTTGATAGTTTAAAATATGCAGACGGTGAGACTGAGTTGATTCGTATAGCACAAGGTAAATATAAATTACCTAAAACATTAAAAGAAGGTTATAAAGCAATAAAACAAGAGATACTATGGCGATAGAAAAAACAATAGAAATAAATGTAGACAGCAAGCAAGCTGAAAAGAATCTTAAGTCTATCAATGTAACTATTGACGAACAAAGAGAAATACTTGTTCTTTTAGAAGAAGAATATGCTAAAGCTAAACAGGCTCTTGATAAATACAATGCTTCTGGTAAAGTAAATTTAGCACAAGAAAAACAACTTAAACAACAACTAACAGCACGTAAAGATGCGTTGACTGATCAACGTTTAGGTCTTAAGAAGTTAGCAGTTGAGCAAAGAGCTGCAACACAAGTTGTCAATAACTTTAAAGATGCTCAAAAAGACAACACTAACATAATTAGAGGAATTGACAAATTAACTGGCGGTTATGCAACTAAAGTTGTAAAACTTAAAAAAGGTTTTCTTTCTGCTTTTAAAGGAATCAAAAGTTTTACTATTGGCTTAAAAGGTTTACGAGGTGCTTTAATCGCTACTGGTATTGGTGCTTTAGCTGTTGGAATTGGTTTAGTTGTTGCTAATTTTGATAAGATTAAAGAAATGTTTGGTTTTATTTCAGCAGAAAGTAAAGCAGCTAGAGAGGCTTTACAAGCAGAAGCAGAAGCATTAAATCAATCTATTGCAAAGCAAACAACAGAATTAAAAACAGTTGCAAGAGCTTATGAGAGCGGAGCTTTAAAAGGAGAGAATCTTAAAAATGTTGTAGATGGTTTAAATGAAAAGTATAAAGATGCTAATTTAGAATTAGACGAAAACAACGAACTTACAGCAGATTCTTTGGCATTTATAGACGACCAAGTTAAAGCTATAAAAGTACAAGCTAAAAACAAAGCTATACTTACAAACATAGAAGCATTATATAGTGATGAACTGCAAGCTCAAACTTTAATAGGTCAAGAGAATAACAAGTTTATGGTCGAAAGTGCAAAGCTTTCAGAACTGCTTGCTCAAAAATTAGCATCTACAAGTGTAGCTGAAAAAAGATCATTAGATAGACAGATCAGAGTTTCTAAGATGAAACAAGAAAGCATAGCTAAAGACATATCTTCTTTAACAAAACAAAGAGCTTTAATACAAGACACTATTGATGCAGAAACAAAAAGACTAGATTTCACTGAATTTGGTAAGCCTAAGAAAAGAAAAGAAGATTCTAAAAAAGGTAAATCACAAGAAGATATTGAAAAAGAAGAAGCTAAAAAACTTGCGGACTTAAGATCTAAAATTAGAGATGCTGAAGCAAACAAAGAAGCTGAAGCTAGAGCATTACAATTAACAAAAATAAAAGAACATAACGAAAAATTATTAAAAGAAGCAGAAGAAGCTGGCTTAAAAACACAAGAGCTTGAAGATTCATTAGATGAAAAACTAGCAGCTAAACAAGCTGAATTTGATAAAAAAGACGAAGAAAGAAGAAAGAAAAAACAAATAAAAGATGCTGCTGACAAGTTAAAACAACAAGAACAATTAATATCAGAACTTAAATTAGATAAAGATTTTGAAGACCAAACTTTTCAAGAGCAAAGAGAGATATTAAGAGAACGTGAGCAACTGTTGTTGTTAGATAAAATGTTTTTTAAAACACTTTCTAATGATCAAATAAAAGCTTTAGAAGAACAATTTAGTGAAGCTGAAACTGAAAGAGTAAAATTACAAGAAGAATTTAAAGAAGATCAATACAGAAAAGGTTTTGAAGATTTACAAAACATTATAAGTATAGGCGGCAAGAAAATGGAGAAAGTAGGAAAGGCTCTAGCGATTGCTGACGTTGTAAGAACTGCTAGTAAGTCAGTTTCTTCAACTATTTCAGACACTGGTAGAGCAAATGCAGCGGCAACAGCTGCTTCACCATTAACTGCTGGTATGCCTTTCGTTGCTATTAATACAGCTAAAGCTGCTTTATCAATAGGCTCAACTGTTGCAAGTGCAACTAAAACTATTAGTTCTATTAAAGGTGATTCTAAATCTGTTAGTGGCTCTGCACCAGCTGGCGGTGGTGGTGGCGGTGGTGGTTCTGTTCCAACTCCTCCGTCTTTTAATATAGTTGGCTCTAGCGAATCTAGTCAGTTAGCTGATGCAATAGGAGGACAATCACAACAACCAATTCAAACGTATGTAGTTGCTAATGACGTAACAACAGCACAGAGTTTACAAAACAATATTGTTGAAGGAGCTACAATAGGATAAAATACAAAATAAATAAAAAACAATTATATATTATTATGAGAATAGTTGAACTAATATTAGACGAAGAAAGCGAATTAGGGATAGAAGCTATTAGCGTAGTAGAATCTCCAGCGATTGAAGAAGAATTTGTAGCTTTGAAAAGTCAAGAGTTTAAACTAGCTGAAGTTGATAAAGAAAGAAGAATACTTATGGGTGCTTTATTAGTGCCTAACAAGCCGATATACAGACGAAACGGTGAAGACGAGTATTATATATATTTCTCAAAAGATACTGTGTTAAAAGCTAGCCAGATGTATTTAATGAATAGCAAACAAAACAACGCTACACTAGAACATCAGTATGAAATAAACGGACTTAGCTTAGTCGAATCTTGGATAGTAGAAGATAAAGTTCACGACAAGTCAGTAAAGTATGGTATGGATTTGCCACTAGGTACTTGGGTTGGTTCTGTAAAAGTAAACAACGATAAGATCTGGAACGAATTTGTTCGCACAAACAAAGTCAAGGGCTTCAGTATAGAAGGATATTTTGCAGATCGTATGGAAAGACCTAAAGAGTCTATTGAAGAAGAACTAGCAGCTATTGATGAATTAGAAGCTGAATATTTATTAACTCAAGTAACTGCTATATTAAAGAATGAAGAAGTAGATCTAGAATCATACTCTGATTATCCTGATTCAGTAAAGAATAACGCAAAGAGAGGTATTGAGCTTAATGAAAAAGTAAATAATAAATGTGCTACACAAATAGGAAAAGTAAGGGCTCAACAATTAGCACAAGGTAAAGCAATCACAAAAGAAACAATTAAAAGAATGTTTTCTTATTTGTCAAGAGCTGAAGAATATTACAACGAAAAAGATACAGAAGCTTGCGGAACTATTTCATATTTATTATGGGGCGGTAAGTCTGCAAAAACTTGGGCTGAATCTAAGTTAAAGCAATTAGAAATGGATTCAAATATAATTGATAATGAAACTGCTATAATTGACGATAGACTAGCGTATTCAACTAAAGAAGCGGCTAAAAAAGCTGCTAAAGATATTGGTTGCGACAAATATCACGAACACGAATTTGAAGGAAAAACTTGGTTTATGCCTTGTGAATCGCATAATTTAAAATCACCTTGTTGGGACGGTTACGAACAAAAGGGAACTAAAGTATTAGACGGTAAAACAGTTCCTAATTGTGTAAAAATTAAATAATGAATAAACTACTTAAATACTTCACTCCAAGTAGAACAAGTCCAAAAACAAGTCGCAAGGGTTGTCTTTGTAAAGATAGAGATGCTTACTCAATAAAGTGTTGTAAAGGAGACATAATGAATCAAGGTATCGGAAAAACTAGTTCTTGAAAATGCAAATTAAATTAAACTAAATTATATATTAATATGAAGCCAAACAATGTGATTGAAAAAATCAAAGACGTTCTTAACCTTAACGAAGAAGTTAAGTTAGAGCAAATTAAACTAGACAACGGTACTATTATCGAAGCTGATTCTTTTGAGAGCGGTAAAGAAGTATTTATCGTTACTGAAGATGAAATGGTAGCAATGCCAGTTGGTGAGTATATCTTAGAAGATTCAAGACTATTAGTAATTGAAGAACAAGGTATGATTGCTGATCTTCGTGAAGTATCTGATGAAGTACCTACTGAAGAAACAGAGTCAGAAGAAGTTGAAGAAGAATTAGCTGAAGAAGCTGATGTAGCTGATTGGAAAGGAATGGAGAAAAGAATCAAGAACTTAGAAGATGCTATTGCAGATATTAAGTCTGAAGAAGATTTGAAAGAAGAACTTTCTGCTATTGAAATGGGAAACAACTTAACTGTTGAATTATCTCAAGAAATTCCAGAAGAAGTACAAGCTGAATTAAATGAGCCAAGTGCTGAGCCTATTGTTTCAAATCCAGAGTCTTTTAAAACACTTTCTAAATTTAAGATTGGTGCAAACAGAAAGCCTAACACAATGGATAGAGTAATATCAAATTTTAATAAATAACAACTAAAAATAAATAAAAATGAGTTTAGTAATCACTAACAGTACCTATGCAGGTGAATTTGCAGGAAAATACATAGCAGCCGCTTTACTTTCTGGAGATACTCTAGCAAACAATGAAATTACAATCTTACCAAACGTAAGATACAAATCTGTATTACAAAAAGCAGCAACTGACAATATCGTTAGAGATGCAACTTGTGAATTTAAAACAGACCAAGGAACTTTAACTTTAACAGAAAAAGTTCTTTTAGCTGAAGAATTTCAAGTAAACCTTGAAATCTGTAAGAAAGAGCTACACCAATCGTGGCAAGCTTTAGAAATGGGATTCTCTGCATTCGCTGATGCTCCTGCTTCTTTCTCTGATTTTGTTTTAGCTCACGTATCTGCTAAAGTAGCTGATAGAATGGAAAAAAACATCTGGTCTGGAGTTAACGCTACATCTGGACAATTCGACGGCTTAGCTGTATTACTTGCTGCTGATGCTGATTTACCAGCTGGACAAGAAATCGCTGCTGTAGGTGGTGGTATATTACCAGCTAACGTAATTGCTGAAATGGGAAAAGTAGTTGATGCAATTCCTACTGCTGTTTACGGAAAAGAAGATTTACGTCTATATGTTTCTTCTAATGTTGCTCGTGCTTATACAAGAGCTTTAGGAGGATTTGCTGCTGCTGGAGATAACGCTGGATACGATAGCAAAGGAACAAACCAAGTATTGGGAGGTTTATTCTTTGATGGTGTTCAAGTTGTAGTATCAAAAGGAATGAGTGACAACACAATGATTGCTGCTGAGAAATCTAACTTATTCTTTGGAACTGGACTATTATCAGACCAGAATGAAGTAAGAGTAATCGATATGGGAGAAACTGATGGTTCTCAAAATATCCGTGTAATTATGAGATTTACTGCTGGTGTACAATATGCACAGGTAACTGATATCGTTCTTTACGCTTAATAATTAATAATTAATCATTAGAAAAGGGTGGGTAAAACAACTCGCCCTTTTTTATTAAAAAAAATATAACCTATGGCTTGTCTAATTACCTCTGGTCGTAAAGTACCTTGCAAAAGTGCAGTTGGTGGAATTAAAACCATCTACTTCGCTGACTTTGGAACTTTAGGAGCAGCAACAATCGCTTCTGGCGAAATTACAGCATTTGCTGGATCACCAACGTGGTTTCAGTTTGACGTAAAAGGAAACAGTTCAATGGAAACGGCAATCACAAGTAGCCGTGAAAATGGAACAACTTTCTATGATACTACACTAAATATGACTTTGACTTTTCAAGACAAAGCAACACAAGAAGAATTAAAACTAATCGCTCACGCTAGACCTCACGTATGTGTAGAAGATTACAACGGAAACTATTTCGTAGTAGGACTTGAAAATGGAGGAGATGTGAATGGCGGAACAATTACCACTGGCGCCGCAATGGGAGATTTAACGGGATATACTTTAACCGTTAACGCTCAAGAAACTGCACCACCTTACTTTGTAACTGGTTCTGTTATTACAGCTGATGCTTCAGCAGTACAAATTGATCCAACTGCATAAGCATTGAATTAATTATTTAAAACTGGGTTATCTTAACAGATAGCCCTTTTTTTATTTCTATACAATACAAAATATTTTAATTTTCTTTATATATTAATATGAAGTTAATACAGACAAACGGAAACAAGACTTTTAAAATAATACCTAGACAATTCGTTGTGGGTACTTTAACTCTAAAGTTAAGAAGCGAAAGCACAAATGTAATTGTTTCTGTTAATGCTACTTCAATAATAGACGGTAATTATTTATCGTTTTCAGCTGTTTTTGGAACACTTGTAGAAAGTGATTTTTTCACTTTAGAAGTTCTAAACGGTAGTGATATAATATACAAAGACAAAGTTTTTTGTACTGATCAAACTATTAATCAATCAAATAATGATTATTACTCAATAAATAAAGACAAATTTGTTAGTGAAGACAGTTTTGATAATGATTTTATAATAATATAATATGAACGATTTAAGAATAGTAAATTTAAGCACTTATACTTCTCCTGAGATTGTAGAAACTGGCAATAAAGAATGGGTTTCTTATGGAGCTAACAATGCTTATTTTCAGTATTTGATAGACCGCTATAATGGTAGCCCAACAAACAACGCTATAATTAACGGAATCAGTCAAATGATTTACGGACGTGGTTTAGATGCTTTGAACTCGAATAAAAAGCCTGATCAATACGCTCAAATGATATCTTTATTAAAAAAGGATATGGTTCGAAAAGTGTGTTATGATCTTAAACTTATGGGTCAGTGTGCTATGCAAGTAATTTATTCTAAAGATAAAAATACTATTGCAAGAGTAGAACACATTCCTGTTGAAAACTTAAGAGCTGAGAAATGTAACGACAAAGGAGAAATAGAAGCTTATTACTATTCAGATAATTGGTCTAAAGTTAAAAATGTAGATAGTACTTTAAGAATACCAGCTTTTGGACAAAGCAAAGAAAATATAGAGATTATATACGTTAAGCCTTACAGAGCAGGATATAAATATTATTCAAGTCCAGATTATGCTGGTGGTCTTCAATATGCAGAGTTAGAACAAGAGATATCTAATTATCACTTAAACAACATATTAAATGGATTAGCACCAAGTATGTTAATTAATTTTAACAATGGTACTCCAAACGCTGAAGAACGTCAAATGTTAGAAAACAGAATATATCAGAAGTTTTCTGGTAGTTCTAACGCAGGTAAATTTATTTTAGCTTTTAATGACAACCCAGAAAGTGCTGCAACAATAGAGCCTATACAGTTAAGTGATGCACATAATCAATATCAATTCTTATCAGACGAAAGCTCTAAAAAAGTAATGGTTGCCCATAGAGTTGTGTCACCAATGTTGTTAGGAATAAAAGATAATTCTGGACTAGGAAACAATGCAGACGAACTTAAGACCGCTTCAACACTTATGGATAATACGGTTATAAGACCGTTTCAGACACTTTTAATTGATGCGTTTGATACTATACTAGCTTACAATCAGATATCGCTTAAATTGTACTTTAAAACGCTTCAGCCGCTAGAGTTTACAGACTTAGAGAACGTACAAGACAGCGAGACAATGGAGGAAGAAACTGGTGTTAAGCTTAGCGAAGAATCAAGATCTTTAATTGAGAAACGATTAAAAGAAATAGGTCAAGACGAAAATGAACTATTAGCTGATTATGATTTAGTTCACGAAGCTGAAGTTGATTATGATTTAGAAGAAGAATTAGATGCGATTGTAAATGAATTAAATAAACCAAAAGATGATACTTTATTGTCTAAAGTTTTAAAGTTTGCAAAAGTAGGTAAAGCAACGCCTTATAGAGATAGTGATCAAGATGGTACTTCTAAGAAAAAAGGTCAAGAAGATGTTGAGTTCTTAGTAAGATATAAATACAGTAAAGCACCTGGTAAGTTAGAGACTGATCAAACAAGAGATTTTTGTTTTGAAATGGAAAAAGCTAATAAAGTATATAGAAAAGAAGACGTTATTGAAATGAAAAGCTTGGAACTTAATCCTGGCTTTGGTAAAGGTGGTGTTGAAGAATATAGTATTTGGCTTTATAAAGGCGGCCCTAGATGTAATCATCGTTGGACTAGAAAGTTGTTTGCTAAAAAAGGAGGTCGTGGTCTAGGTAATGCTATATCAACAACGCAAGCAATAAAGAGAGGTTTCAGACCAGAATCAAACGACAGAAAAGTATCAATAGCACCAAAGAATATGGAATACGCTGGATACACAAAAGAATATTGGGACAAAATGGGATTTGAAAATTAAGATATGGCAACAGCATTATTTATAACAAGAGAAGACTTAGTAAGAAATTCTATCATTGACGGAAATGTGGATTATGACAAAATAATTCAGTTCGTGAAAGTGTCTCAGGAAATTGACATTCAGAATTTATTAGGAACTGATTTATATAACAAAATTAGTGCTGATATTATTTCTGGTGCTGGTGGTGGTGCTGGTTTAACTGGTAATTATTTAACTCTAGTAAATGATTTTGTTCAGCCAACCTTAATTTGGTTCGCTCAGATGAATTATATTCCTTTTAGTGCCTATACTATTGCAAAAGGTGGAGTTTATAAACATCAAGCTGAGAACTCGCAAACAGTAGATAAAAACGAAGTAGATTATTTAGTAGCTAAGGCTAGAGAATACGCAAATTACTATTCTACTAGATTGGTAGATTACTTATGTTTCAATAGTTCTTTGTTTCCAGAATACAGTAGTAATACGAATAATAATATTTCACCAGATTCAGACACAACCTTTAACGGATGGGTTTTATGAAGTATAAAGTAAAGGAAGCAAACGTTAAGCGTTTAGAGAGCTACATACAGCTAAAAGAGAAAGAAGAAAAAACTGATATAAAACAAAAAGATGGGATACGGAGAAATATATAACACAACGTGGTGGGGTAATGCAATAGATACAGCATCATCAATAGGCACTAAACCAGATTTCGTTAGTGGACAGTTTACAATGAATGAAAGACAAGAAGTAGAAGCAGTAAAATGTTTAGCAGATTGGACACACACAACAGCATTACAAGACTTAAATAATTAAACAATGGCAAAACCAAAATTAGCATTAATACCAGCAGCACAAGGCACTAAGTTATACTCTGTATTACCGAGTGATGGTGTGGGAGACTTTACTTTTGCAAGAGGCAGCGTAGCAACAAGAATAAATGCACAAGGATTAATAGAGAATGTTGCAAGTGGTGTTTCAAGATTAAACTACCCAATGATAGATGGTATTCAGAAAGGGTGTCCGCATCACATTTTAGAGCCAGCGAGGACTAACGTAGTTCAGTATTCAGAAAATTTTAGTCAATCGTATTGGACTAAATCTGGTTTAAGTATAGTAAGTAATAATGCTATATCTCCAGATGGTAGTTTAAACGCAAGTAAGTTAGTTGAGGGTACGAATAATGGAACACATTATTTAGAAAAAGTTTTTGGTTCTGCTGATGGCAGTACTAACACAGTTAGTTTATTTGCTAAAAAAGCAGAAAGAAATCATATAACCATATACTGTGGTGGTAATTCTTCGGATTCATCTACTTTTAATCTTAAGAACGGAACTTCAGTTGATAACGGAACTTCAACATCAAAAATAGAACTTATTTCAAATGGTTGGTATCGTTGTTCAGTTACTTCTATCAACAAAAACAAATATATATATATAATGCCAAACAACGGAGAAAGTGATGTATACACTGGAGATGGCAGTAGTGGTATTTACGTTTATGGGGCACAATTTGAAGCTGGCTCATATCCAACATCTTACATACCAACAAGCGGAACAGCAGTAACTCGTTCAGCAGAAACTGCTACTGGAGCTGGGAACGCTTCTACGTTTAACGACTCAGAAGGTGTTTTAATGACAGAAATTAGTGCTTTTGATGTTGTAGCAAATTCTAAAGCAATATCAATATACAAGACATCTTCGCCAACAAGCAATGCAGTTATTTTATATTATAATGCTAATAGAATTGCTTTTGATATTCTTAATCCATCTGGTACTGTTAGTGTAAATACAGATATCAATAACGCTAAAGAACTTAATAAAGTTGCAATAAAATATAAATCTGGGGATATTGCATTATGGTTTAATGGGTTAGAATTAGTTACAAGAACTAATACCTTGTCTTTAAGTGGTTTGGACAAACTTGAATTTGATTTTGTTTCTAACAACGATTTCTACGGCAAAACAAAACAACTACAATACTTTGACTCAGCTTTAGCAGATACACAACTTGAACAATTAACGTCTTGGCAATCTTTTACAGATATGGCTAACGGACAATTATACACAATAGAATAGATATGGCACAAACACTAAAATTCGGCAATAAAACGTGGGCTACAAAAAAAGGTTCAACGCTTGCTTATAATGACGAGAATGGAAATTACAAGCCTTTGCCCTTTGCGTTTACAAGGTCTACGTCAGCGACACGAGTTAATAAAGAAGGTTTAATTGAGGTAGTAACAAACGATAGACCAAGAATAGATTATACAGATACAAGTGATGGAGTGCTACTTTTGGAAAATGCAGCAACAAATTTAGAAACTAAAAGTAATGAGTTTTCTACTTGGCAAGTTAATAGCAATATCACAAGAACTGCTAATTATATTGTATCCCCAGACGGAACACTAAATGGAACAAGGTTACAGTTTACCGCTAATGGTTTTAGTTCTAATACAACGCAAATAAACTCAACTCAATATACTGTTTCTTGTTATGCAAAAAGAAATGATAGTGGTACGCAAAATGTAGGTTTTTTTATTAATGGTACTGGTGTAGTAGATAGTGCTTGGGAAATTACAAGTGAATGGAAAAGGTTTACATATACATACACCACTGGTAATACAAGTTTCGTAGGTATTTCTGCATTAAGTGGTGCTGATGTTTCTGTATTTGGATTTCAAGTAGAACAAAATTCAGTAGCATCTTCCTACATACCAACGCAAGGTTCTGCTGTGACTCGTGTAGCTGAAACTGCTAATAATTCTGGTAATAGCGAAGTGTTTTCTGATAGTCAAGGAGTATTGTTTGCTAATATCGCTAATTCAGAAACTTCTACTGGTTCTTATATAGGCATTTCTAATGGCACAACTAATCAAAGATTGATACTGGGTAATGAAGGAGGTTTATTTAAGGTTTATTCAAATGGTATTAATGTTGATGGTGATGTTAAATCAGCAAATAAAGATTTTAATAAAATAGCAATTAAATATACTTCGTCAAACACCTCTATTTATTTTAATGGTTTTTTATTTAAAAGTAAGAATGCATCTTATAATTTATCTGGAATTAACCAATTAATATTTAGTGCTGGTAGTAGTACCTATGCAAAATTCTACGGAAAGACAAAAGAACTTGGCTACTACGATGAAATTTTGACGGATTTAGAGCTTGAGTATTTGACAAGTTACAGAAGCTGGGAGTCTATGGTAAACGAATTAAATTTAAATATAATATACAATGGCTAATACACTAAAATTAGGAGCTGGAAAATGGGCTACTGGCACAGATACAGTTCTTGCTTTCAATGACGAAAATAATAACTTTAAGCCGCTGCCATTCTCATTCAGTAGAGCATCAAGTGCTACTGTTGTTAATCAATCTGGTTTAATAGAAACTGTTGGTAGTGGAGAGCCAAGAATTGACTTTCAAGGAAATACTAAAGGTGCTATGTTGTTAGAGCCGAGTAGGACAAACAGTATACTACAATCTAATCAATTCGATACTACTTGGACTATATCAAATGCAAGTGTTGTTGGTAATCAAAGTGGAATTTACAACACAACAGATGCTTGGAAATTAGTAGGTAATGGAAATAATAATGATAAAGTATTACAAAATGTTGCAAGTGGTACATCTACTTTTTCAATTTATGCGAAAGCGGGAAATTTGAATTTTACTGTTATTTCACTTGGTAATGGTTTTGCTTATTATAATATTGAAACTGGAGTAGTAACAAGTTCAAGTGGTGTTGTAAGTACAAATATTGAAAGTATTGGTAATGAATGGTATAGATTAAGTATTACTGTAGCATTAACCTCATCATCAAATGTGCAAGTATATATTGCAAGTGCTGATGGCTCTGTTGTTACAAATAACGGAGATTTTATTTATCTACAACACGCACAATTAGAAGTTGGCAGTTATGCTACTTCAATAATACCAACACAAGGTAGTGCAGTAACGAGGTTGGCTGAAAGTTGTAGTCAAACTGTACCAGATGGTGTTATAGGACAAACAGAGGGAACTGTTTATGTTGATTTTTTATCTGTAAACAATTTTGATGGTAGTTCTGGTAATTTATTTCAAATTAAAGAAGATAATAATAACAGAATTAATATTTATTTTTCAAATGGTACACCAAGATTATTTGGAATCGAAAATTCAAGTGGCTTATTCAATCAATCGTTATCATTAATTACTGGTTCTGTTTGTAAATTAGCAATAAAATATAATTCAACATCAACAAAAGTTTTTATAAATGGTTCTTTAAGCCATACTCTTAGTGGTATAAACAATATTGCTTTTAATGATTTTATTTTTTCGCCAAACAATAATATAAATTATAATGAAATAAAACTTTACAATACCGCATTAACAGACGCACAAGCAATAGCATTAACACAAGTGTAACAAATACACCTATAATAAAAACAAGAGTAAATCTTTACATAACAAACACAATAAGATAAGAAAATTAAAAAAACTATACATACAATAACCAATAGTTATAACCATAAGAGTAACAAATACACACATTAAACTAACAAGAGTAAATAATTAAATTATGAAAATAGGAAAATACGAATTTGACAGCAGAGAAGTAGCAGAGTCTAAAATCAAAGCTTTAGGAACTGCGGAAGACGAAGACGGAAACGAGTATCCAACTCACAAGCACACTTTAGTACACTTAGGACACATTGTCTTAGAAGCTGGAGAGTATGACGAAGACGGAGAAGAAACTAAAGCACCAGTATTATCTGCTAAGTGGCACATTGATTCTCTTTGGGATTTAAGCGATTCAACTGACGAAGAAGGAGAGGCAGTAAAAGCTGACCACCCTTACGGATGGAAGTCTGCTGCTGTTGATTTAAGTGGAAACGGAGTACACAGTTTCTTTGGTTTAGAATATGACTCATACAAAATCTAATGGTAAGAGCATTAAGATATTTAGCGGACAAAATAGAAGCGTTTCAGTTTATGTGTATAGCAAGCTGGAATAGGTTCTTGGATAGAATCAAGTTATGAGTATGGAAGATTTCAAGTTAGGAGTATTTAATGCCACTTCATTGATGGTTAGCTTTACGCACGTTGAAAACAGTTTAAAGATTATACTGCTTCTTGCTTCTATAATTTACACATTTCAGAAGATATACGAAGGATATAAAAGAAGGAATAGTAATGCGAAAAATAAATAAAATAATAGTACATTGCTCAGCTACACAAGAAGGTAAAGACATTTCAGTCGATACTATTAGAGGTTGGCACGTTGATGGTAGAGGATGGTCTGACATCGGTTATCATTATATTATTAGTTTAGATGGACTAACTGAAGTTGGTCGTCCTATTGAAAGGTCTGGAGCTCACACTAAGGGCGAGAATAAAGACAGCATAGGTATTTGTTATATCGGAGGAGTAGAATCAGAAAGAGGAGACAATGGTAAATGGATAGCAAAAGACACAAGAACCGATAAACAAAAAAGAAGTCTTCTTAATCTACTTACAACTCTTAAGTCTATTTACGGAGATGATATAACTATTCACGGACATAGAGAATTTGCAGCCAAGTCTTGCCCTTGCTTTGATGCTTATGAAGAATACAAAAATATATGAAAAAGATATTAGACTTTTTAACTGGTACTGTAATCAAAGAAATAGGTCAAGTAATAGACAACTTATTTACTACTGATGAAGAACGCATAGAAGCTAAAAACAAGATATTTCAAGTAATACAAGAGAAAGAGTTAGAGCTTCAAAAAATGCAAACTGATATAATCATAGCAGAAGCTAAAGGAAACTGGCTACAACGCTCTTGGAGACCCATTCTTATGCTTGCTTTTGGGTTTATAGTTATATATGTAAAGTTCTTAGCACCTTTGTTTGGCTTTACTATTCCACCATTAGAGAATGAGTTTTGGAATTTACTACAATTAGGCATAGGTGGTTACGTTGTTGGACGTAGTGCTGAAAAGATCGCAAAAAGCGTCACGATTACTAAAAAATAAAATTTCTTTTTTTTATTTAAAATTAAATATATAACTTTGTATTATTTAATACTAGAATTGTTTTAAAACATATTTATAAAAATATAGATATATTAAAATATAAAAAACTAGATAAATATAAGATATTTGAAATATATTCAATGGCAAAGAAAACAAAAAGAAAGAGATTAATTGAAAAGCTTGATAAAGTTTTTAGTGTTTATATTAGACGTAGATTTGCTAAAAATGATATAGCTCAATGCTTTACTTGTGGCAAAAAAGATCATTGGAAAAAGCTTCAAAACGGTCACTTTCAATCACGAAAACACTATGCAACTCGTTGGCACGAACTTAATTGTCAAGTTCAGTGTGCTGGTTGTAATGTTTTTAGATATGGCGAGCAATATAAATTTTCTAAAAATCTAGACTTAAATTATTATGATGGTCTAGCTGAAGAACTTCACATAGAATCAAACAAAACAGTTAAACTTGATAACATAGATTTAGAAATGTTGATAACTAAGTATCAAGATTTGATTAATGAACTTGATATTTAATGTATATTTGTTAAGGAATATCTTTGTTTTTGTTTAGCTACTAACTAGCTGCATATAACCACTCTTAACGGGGTGGTTTTTTGTTTGTTATTTGTTTATTAAATATTTTTTATTATATTTGTTAATATTAATTAAAAACAAAGACAAATGTATTTAAAAGAACGATTAAAAGCTGAGCATATAGCAAAGCTAAAAAAAGAGAACTTTTCTTTTCCTTTAGTGGTTGAACAAGTAACAGAAGAACTAGAGGCTAAAAAAAAAGTAAGTGACTTGACTTATGGTGTTGTTATGAGTTTGCATACTTTATTAAACAATTACGGAAGCCCTTACGAACTATTTAATGAATTATAATATGACTTATTCAGAAGATATAAACAGGATAGCAAGTAATGATACTATTGATTTTTTAAATATGCGAATTAACGCACTTGAAAAAAGAATAGACTTTTTAGAAGCACAAATAGAAATTAATAACTTAAATAAACAACAATGAACAAAGACAAATTAATGGAGTTGTATAAAAAATACAACCTAACAAAAGAAGATTTTTTTAAACATCAACATTACACGATCATAACCAGGGCTGGAATTGACAAGATTCAAGCTTCAGAACAAATGAAAGTAACTTATGAAGTAATTAGATGTGAGACAAACTTTGCTGTATTTAAAGCAATAGCAACTAAAAACGATAAAACAATCGAAACATTTGGTAGTGCCTTAAAAGGTGATAGTTACAAAGAATCCAACACTAACAGTTGGTATGTTGCAGAGATGGCAGAAAAAAGAGCTATGAGTAGAGCAGTTCTAAAACTCACAGGATTCTATGAATTAGGAGTCTTTGGAGAAGACGAATCAGAGTCATTTAAGAAAAAAGAAACAACATTTAAAACCCTTTAATATATATAAATATGAGTGCATTAATTAATTACAGTTTAAGAGTAGATAAGCTTCCAAAGGAGAAATTTATCGCAGGAAAAGATGGTGCGTTTTACGTCAATCTAACAATGAGTGTCAATGATGATACACGATACGGAAACAATGTCGGTGTTTATGTTTCACAAACACAAGAAGAACGTGAAGCTAAAAAACAAAAGCAATACTTAGGAAACGGCAAGGTTGTTTGGAATAACGGAACGATCGTAAACGCTGAAAAAGAAGTAGTTCAAGAAGTTCAAACTCACCCAGTTGAAGCTGAGTCAGATGGACTACCATTTTAATTGAATTAACGAGGGCTTTATTGCCCTCTTTTTTTTAAAAAAAATATAAATATGTAAACAAAACAAAGAGATAAATGACTGAAAAAGAAACTACCGAGAATATGTTAATGGAACTAATTAAAGAAGAATGTAGTGTTGATACAGCTGACATTTTAGAATATCCGCCATTAGCATTAAGCCTAGGTAATACTACAATACAAACAAAATCTGGCAACTTAACTTTTCCAATTCCAATAGCTACAATGGGTAATTTAAGCGTGGTAACAGCTCCTCCGAAGACAAAGAAAACTTTCTTTATGTCTTTGTTAGCTTCTGTTTACTTAAGTGATAAAAACAGCTTTGGTGCAGATATTAGAGGTTATCGTGATGAAAATTGTCTAGTCCACTTTGATACAGAACAAGGCGTCTGGCACGCACAACGAGTGTTTAAACGTGTTCAAGATATGTCAAGCAACAAACAACTAGGTTGTTATCAAACTTATGCTTTAAGAACTATAAACTACAAACAACGACTTGAGTTTATTGAATATATATTAAAAGAGAATAAAGATAAAAACGGTTTAGTTTTGATTGATGGAATTGCTGATCTCGTTTCGGACGTCAACAATATTGAAGAATCAAATCTTTGCGTTCAAAAGCTTATGCAGTTAAGTGCTAAACATAATTGCCACATAATGACTGTAATTCACCAGAACTTCGGTAGTGCAAAGCTTGGAACTGGTCATCTTGGATCGTTCTTAGAAAAAAAAGCTGAGACTGTTATACAACTAGAAACAAACACAACAAACAAAGAATGGATTACAGCTATTTGTAAACGTTCAAGAGGTTACAGTTTTGAAACATTTAGCTTTAGTGTTAATGATTTTGGTTTGCCCTATGTTGTAGGTAATCTTTATGATCCATTAGAAGATTTCGTAATAAAAAAAACAATTAATAAAGATATGAATGAACAAATAGAAGCTAATTTTAACACTTAATAAATGAAAACTCTTTTGATGATTGCGTAT